AAACGTAAAGTAAAAGAATTACAAAATCAAGGTTTGTATCTTGATATAAAACTTAGTGATCCTTCTGTTGGTACAGAAGATCCCACTAAATCTATTAATGAAGCATTTCAAAATACAACCTCTGAGGATAATACTACACCTTATATTGTGTTAGAACAACATACCTATCTTGATTTAGACCAAGATGGTTATTCAGAACCTTATATTGTTACTGTAGAATTAGATTCTCATAAAGTATTGAGGATTATTCCTCGTTTCAATGGGGATAGTGTTATTGTTGATGAAAAGAGTAAGGTTATTTCTATTGAGGCTACTCAATATTATACAAAATACTCCTTTATTCCCAATCCTGATGGGGGTTTTTATGACCTTGGTTTTGGTAGATTACTTGGACCTCTTAATAATTCTGCTAATACTATTATTAATCAACTTGTAGATGCTGGTTCTTTATCAAATTTACAATCTGGCTTTATTGGTAAGGGTCTTCGCATCAAAATGGGAGAAACTAAGTTTGTTCCCGGTGAATGGAAGGCAGTAAATGCAACAGGGGATGATATCAAGAAGCAAATCTTTGCTTTACCAGTACGAGAACCTAGTGATGTTTTATTCAAACTTCTGGATCTTCTTTTAAAATCTGGAAAAGAGTTAGCATCAGTAGCTGAAATCTTTGTAGGTAAGATGCCAGGTCAGAATACACCTGCTACTACTACAATGGCTACAATTGAACAGGGTATGAAGGTATTTACTTCTGTTTATAAACGTGTTTATCGTTCATTAGCATCAGAATTTAAGAAAATATACAAACTTAACCGTGAGTATATGAATAATGAAGAGTATATTGCAGTACTAGATGAGCCTGTACAACAGGAAGATTATAAGGGACCAGAAAACGATATTTATCCCGGTGCTGATCCTACCGCTGTTTCTTCACAAGAGAAGCAAGCAAAGATACAAGCTGTAATGCAACTTCTTCAACTAGGTACTATTGATCCAATGGCAGTAACTATGTTATACCTTGAAGCTCATGAGATTCCTAATCCTGAGAAACTAATGAAACAACCTCAGCCACAACCTGATCCTAAGATGGAAGCAATTAAGGCTAAGGCACAAGTTGATCAACAAAAAGCACAGATTGATATGCAGGTTGCTCAACATAAGATGCAATTAGAACAGGCAACAAAGGAACAAGAACTTCAAATGAAGGCTGCACAGGTACAACAAGAATTAGAAGCTAAGAAAATGCAAGCAATTCTTGATGCACAACTTGCACAAGCGACCCAAGGTTCTAAGATGCAGATGGAACAACAAGCAGCACAAGCTAAGATGGGACAGCAAGCACAGCAGTCTAAACTTAATATGGTAACTCAAGCAATGAGTCACCAACAAACTATGCAGCAACAAGCTGAACAACATAAACAACAACAGAAACAAACTCCAAAGGGGACTACTAAGAAATGATTGAAATTACAAAAGCGGATTTCGATGATTGGAAATCCAGTAAAGTTACTAAAGCTTTCTTTCAAGCTGCCGAAGAAAGGGTAGAAGATTGTAAAGATATGCTAGCAGGTAGTGCTGGTGTTGATACCCTACAAGATAGGTTTCTTGTGGGAATGATTCAAGCATACCGTGAAATGCAAGATTTTAGGATTGTTGAATTTTGATTACCTTACTATTACACCACATTCTAATTGATCCTGATAAAAAGGAAACAGTATCCCCCGGAGGTATTGTAATTCCAGATCAGATTATAGAGAAAGAACGTAAAGCTGTTGAATATGGAACTGTCCTACAAGTAGGTCCAACTGCATATACAGATTATGGCCGTGATCCTAGTATTATTAAAGTTGGTGATAAGGTTTCATTTAATAGGTATTCAGGAAAAGAAATTACTGATCTTGATGAAAAAAAATATTTAATTGTTAATGATTCAGATGTTCTCTGTATCTTAAATTAAGGATAAAAAATGGATGAAGACATTCAATCTGTAGTAGATACAGAAGCAGTTGTAGAACAAAGTGTAGATACTTATGAAGAACAAGCTCGTGAACAAGGATGGAAACCCAAGGAAGAATATCAAGGTGATCCTTCAAAATGGCGTCCTGCTAAAGAGTTTGTAGATCGTGGGGAATTGTTCTCTAAGATTGATACTATGGGCAAAGAACTTAAAGAGACTAAGAAAGCTCTTGCTATGCTCCAAGAACATCATTCTAAAGTAAGGGCAACAGAATATAACAATGCACTATTAGAATTAAAAACACTTCAAAAGAAACATCTAGAAGAAGGTAATTCAGATGGTTATCTAGAGACTACAGAATTACTTACAGATTTAAAAGCTGAACAAAAAGCTAGGGAAGTTGTAAAAGAAGTTACACCTCCTCAACAAGATCCACGATTTATTTCCTGGTTGGGAGATAATAAGTGGTATCAGAAAGAAGTTGAGATGCGTGAATTTGCTGATTCGATCGGTATGGGATATGCACAAACACATCCTAACCAAGATCCAGAAGAAGTGTTACAGTATGTAACAGTCCAAGTTAAGAAGAGATTTCCAGATAAGTTTGTAAATCCTAATCGTAATAAACCTGGTGCTGTTGGTACTTCTGATACTAATATTGAAAGTCGAGGTTCTTTTCAATTAACAGAAGATGAACGTCGTGTTATGAATACATTTGTTCGGACAGGTATTATGTCAAAAGAAGAATACATTGCCGAAGTTAAGAAAACTAGAGGAGTCTGAGATGACCGCAAAAGAAACCATTAAACGAGTAGTTCGTAAATCTTTGTCACAACAAGGTCCACAATCAATCATCGGGGAAAAAGATCCCAATTTTCACTATAGGTTTGTGAATGATGTTGGTAGTAGGGTCTATAATTTTCAACAAGCTGGCTATGAGCTTGTAACTGACGACAGTCTTGTCGTTGGTGACTCTCGTGTTTCGGATGCGTCTAATCTTGGATCTGCCCATCGTGTAGTTGGTGATGGTGGAACTGTTTCAGTACTTATGAAAATAAAGAAAGAATGGTTTGAAGAAGATCAAGCTAAAAAAGCTGCTCATGTAGATGAGCAAGAAAAGGCCATGAAACAAGATGCTTCTAGGGAATTTACTGGAACTTTAAAAATTTCATAATTCCATAGAAGTTTTTATAACTTTATGGAGATTTTATGGCTAATACGTCTAAAATTAACGGTTTTAAACCAGTAAAGCATATTACTGGTACGCCCTATAATGGGCAAGCCAATATCTACGAGGTTCCTGCTGGTGAAGCAGTTCCTGTATTTATTGGTGACTTGGTTAAACTGTCGGACTCGGCTGCTACGTCGTTTTACCCGGCAGTTGAAGCTGTTGTTGGTGCTTCCGCACAGATCGCTGCTGGTCCTATTCTTGGGGCTGTGGTTGGTATTGTGAATGTTAAGCAAGATCCTATTACTGGTGTTATGTCCGGTGGTAGTATCGCTCTTGATACTCCTGTGTATCGTCCTGCTTCTACCAAGCAATTTGTTCTTGTTGCTGATTCGCCGGACCTGATCTATGAAGCTGAAGCTGACGCTTCTGTTGCAGTTGCTTCTATTGGTCTTAACGTTGGTGTTGGTGCTTCGGCGCATACTAACCCACTGCTAACTGGTACTTCTCCGATGTATGTTTATTCTACTACTGCCCCGGATACTACCTCAACCCGTCCTTTACAAATCGTTGGTCTCGTTAATCGTCCTGATAACGAAGTGGGCGCTAATAGTAAAGTCTATGTTCGCATTAACGTCCATACGTATGGTAGCGTTGGTGTGGCTGGCGTCTAATTGAAAGGATAAGATATGTCTGGTGTTATTACTTCTAGTAGCTTTGCAAAACTGCTTTGGCCTGGTCTGAATGCAATTTATGGTAAAGAATATAATGATTATGCTGTAGAATGGGATAAGCTTTTTGAGAAAAATACTTCTGATAAAGCTTATGAAGAAGATCTTGGACTGAGTTCCTTTGGTCTTGCTGTTGTTAAACCGGAAGGTGCTCCGATTTCTTATGATACGGAACGTCAAGGTTTCACGTCACGTTACAACCATGTTGTGTATGCACTTGGTTTTATTATCACTCGTGAGATCTATGAAGATGATCTGTATGGTAAGGTTGGTGCACAGAAGGCTAAAGCTCTTGCACGTTCGCTTCGTCAAACTAAGGAAATTGTAGCGGCTAACGTATACAATCGTGCTTTTACTGCTGGTTATACTGGTGGTGATGGTATTGTTCTTTGTTCTACTGCTCACCTTAATGTGGCTGGTGGTACGTATAGCAACAAGATTGCTACTGATGCTGACTTGAGTGAAGCTGCTCTTGAACAAGCTGTTATTGATATTGCTGGTTATCGTGATGATCGTGGTCTCCTGATTGCGGCTAAACCTGAGAAACTGATTATTCCTTATCAACTGCAATTTGAAGCAAAGCGTATTCTTAATGCTGATGGCCGTGTTGGTACTGATCTTAATGATCCGAACGTTCTCAAGCAATCGAGTATCTTTAACCAAGTTATTGTTAACCACTACCTCAATAGTACTGGTAATGATGACTGGTTTATCCTTACTAATGTTAAGGATGGCTTGAAGTATTTTGAACGTCGTGGTGATCAGTTTGAAATGGATAATGACTTTGATACTGAGAATGCTAAGTTCAAAGCAACTGCTCGTTATTCGTTTGGTTGGTCAGACCCGCGAGCGATTTATGGGAGTCAGGGCGCTTAGTCCATCCAATTAATTTTTAAAGTAATTTTTCTGAATCGGAGTAGGAAATATGAATACAATCGCAGATTTAGCTTGGGCTGCTGGAATCATTGATGGTGAAGGCAGTATATTTATTATGAAACAACAACGTAAGGATCGGGAACGAGGTCATAATTATATTTTAAGAATCTCAGTACAAAGTACTGATCCTTATATGACAAAAGAACTTGGTAAATTATTTCCAGATGGAGCAATCTTTTCACAAGATAGATATAAATCTGAAAATTGGAGTGATACTTTAAAATGGCAAGTTAATGGTCGTAGGGCTGTTAATGTATTAAAACAGATATTGCCTTTTATGAGAGTAAAACAAGATCAAGCAAAAATGGCTGTTGATTTTCAAGAAACTACAAAAAAACATTGGAGGCATATGACAACTTTAGATTATGATACCCAAGAAGCTTTTTATTATAGTTTAAAACAAGCTAAACAAGATTTAAAAATTGGAAAATCTAATTCTTAGAAAGGAATTATTATGCCTCAACCGAATTTAGGTCCTGCTGGTGTTACTCGCACTACACCTCCGGCTAAGGAGATTTATAATCAGGTAGTTCAAATGGATACAAGTGCAGGTGATGCCACAGGTTTTGCTGCATTTGTTTTACCTAAGAATTCTATTCCGATTAATGCTTTTATTATCTCTAGCGGTGCGAACGTAGCTCAGACTCTTAACGTAGGTACTACTCTTGGTGGTACTCAGTTAATTAATGCTGCTACTTGTAATGGTGCTCAAGTCTCTGTGGTTGGTACTGCTGTAGGTGCTCAAATGGGTGCTTTACAAACTGCGGATACTTTGTATTATGCCAAGGCTTCTGCACAGCTAACTAATGCAGTAAAGATTGTTGTTTCTTACTACTTCCCTCAACAAGGGATGACTTGGTAAAACCCCTGAAGATGGGATTAGGATTAATACTCTTAATCCCATTTTTTACTTTTAAGGTTTATATATGACTCCACAAGTTATTAGTTTAAGTGCTTTGGGATCTACAGCATGGATACCTGTAGATTATGTACAAAATCCATACAATATTAATATAGCAATTGTAGTATCAGATACACCTAATTTAACCTGTAAAGTTGAATATACCTTAGATGATATTTTCAATCCTGCTATTACACCTACAGCTTTTACACATAGTACCTTAACAGGTTTAACTTCAAATGCTACAGGGAATATTACATCCCCTGTTAGAGCTATTCGTTTAACTGTTACTGCTTGGACTTCTGGTACAGCTACAATGACTGCCTTACAAGGAGTAGTCAATCCTGTGATTTATACAGATCAAGGAACAATTGCTGGTCCTGTTGCAAATCAAATTGCTGCTATTGGAACTCCATTTGCCATTCTCCCAGGTGATGGCGCGGCGGTGGGGATGTTCTTCACCGGAACGGCGGGGGGCTTTACACCTTCGGCGGCCCTTTTTACCCATGCATGG